CCTGGTGATGGTCAGGACCAGGGCCGCGTCGTCCCCGGTGGTGATCGTGTGTTCGCTGAAGTCGGTCATGTCGGCCATCCCTCCGTGATCGTTGCCGTTGCCTGGCCCCCTGCCCCCACCCCGCCCAGGGTCGCCCCGCCGGCCACCGCCGCCGTGGCCCCGCCGCCCAGGGTGGCGGACTCCGTGCCGGTCAGCAGCGCCAGGTCGGGCCGCCCGTAGCCGTCCATGGCCAGGGCCAGGGTCATGTCGCCCAGGGGCCCCGCCCGCCCAGGAAGCCCCAGGACGGACATCGTGGCCGTGGCCGACTGGTTGGCCGCCCCTGTGCGCGAAGTCCTCGCCTGGGCCGCCTGGGAGGCTCCCAGGGCCATCGTGGCCCCGCCGCCCGACGCCTTCCGGCCAGGTGCCGCCGCCAGGGCGGTCGTGAACGACGCCTGGGCCTGGCCGCGCCCGCCCTTCCTGCCGCCGCCCGCCATGGCCGCGCCCAGGGCCATGGCCAGGGCCGACCTGGAGCCCTTGCGGCCCGCGGCGGACATGGCCCAGGCCAGGTGGATGTCGCCCAGGGCCACGGTCCTGGCGTCCACGCTCCCGCCCGTGCCCGCCGCGGACATGGACGCCGTGCCCAGGACCGTGCCCAGGGCGGCGCGGTGGGCCCCGCTGGCCGTCGCGGACGCGCCCAGTACGCCCTGGACGGCCCCCAGGGGCCGCTGAACGGCCTTGCGGCCTGTACCTGCCTGGCCGGTGACCAGGGCGACGATGCCCGCGGCTGCCGCCCGCCCCTTCGACGCTGCCCCATCCAGGGCCGACGAAGCGGACAGGGTGCCCAGGCCATGGGACACGCCCTTGCGCCCGGCACCGGCCAGGCTGGATGTGGTGGCCAGGGCTCCCAGGGACCTGGCGGCCCCCTTCCTGCCCGTGGCGGACATGCTGTAGGACGACGCCAGGACGCCCGCGGAACCCGACCGGCTGTCCACGTTCGCGGCCCCGCCCGCCATGGCCAGGTTGGGCGTCAGGGCCATGGCCAGGGCAGCCTTCCCGCCCTTGCGCCCAGCCCCGCCCGCCAGGCTGGCCGTCACGGCCTGGGTGCTGCCGCCGCTGGCCGCCTTGCGGCCCGCCAGGGCCTGGGACGACGCCAGGGACAGGGCACCTGAGCCCTTCCCCGCCTTGCGCCCGGCCTCGGCCAGGGTGGCCGTCCCCGCCAGGGCCCCCAGGGCCTTCGCGGACGCCTTGCGCCCGGCGCTGGCCTGGCTGGCGGTGGCCGTGATCGCCCCCAGGGCCCCGTACCTGGCGTCCGCCGCCGCGCCCGCCACGCCCGTGGCGGACATCGTGGGTGCCGCCGCCTGGTTGTCGCCCAGGCCCGACGCCAGGCCGCTGGCCAGGCCAGCCGCGTAGTGGGCGGCCACCTGGGCGTCGGACAGCCGGTAGCGGTACACGGCCACGGCGTCCAGCACCCCGCCCAGGCTGTTGCTGACGCTGGCCCCGGCTGCCCCGATGCCCTCCGCGTTCGCCGTGTTGTCCAGGACGCTGGTCGGTACGTTCCAGGACTGTTCCACGCCGTCCACCCAGCAGCGGTGGGCAAGGCTTGCCGGGTTGTGGTCCCACGACACAACGACGTGGTGGGGGTTCGTGTCGCCGGTCACGTTGCCGATGGTCTGTGGCGATCCGTGGCCGCCCGAATACAGCATGACGCCACCGTCGCCGTGGAGGCCCACGGTCCAGCCCGTGTCGTCCCCTGACCACTCCCCGAAGTACCACATGGTCGCGGCTTCGTAGCCCGCGTCCCGCTTCACCCACGCCTCCACCGTCAGGTCGCCGTCGGCCAGGGCGACGTGGGGCAGGGTGTGGTAGTCGGTGGTCCGGTCGTAGTGGGCGGCGTGGCCCCCGTCGTTCACCAGCGGGGAGGCGCCCATGTCCGGCACCCCGCCCTGGCCGGTGACGTTGTGCCCGTGGCCCGTGGCGTCCTGGGGGTAGCCGCTGGCCTCGTCCATCAGCCACAGGGCTTCGGGCGCGTCGGCCAGGACCACCGCCGCGTAGGACGTGCCGTGGGACGACAGCGCCCCCTTCCGGCCCGCGCCCGCCTGGCTGGCCGTGCCTGTGTTCGCCCCCGCCGCCCCGCTCCGGTTGTCGGCGGCTGCTACCTCGCTAACAGCCAGGTGGACCGCCGCCCTGTCGTCCGACGTGGCGTAACTGAACCCGACATTGCGGCTCCCCTGGCCGGGCGTCGTTTCGCGGACGGTGGTTTCGGTGTAGGCCCCGAAGTCGATGGAGCCCAGGACGGTGGAGCCGGTGCCCGCCACCAGGACACTGGCCCCGCCGCTGTAGCCCTGGGCGTACCGCTGGCTGTTCGCGCCTGGGCTGCCGTCGTCCACGGCCCGGACGGTGAATGTGCCGTTTTCCTGGAACAGGACCGGCGCGGTTGGGACCTCCGTGTCCGCCGCCGCCGTCACGGTCATGCAGGTGCTGTAGGACACCGTGGTGTTGTTCGTCCTGGTGACCACCACGGACTGGGGCCCCGTGGGGACGCCGGACCCCAGGAACCAGGCCGTGACGCACCCCCGTTCGGTGGCGGTGTCCTTCGCCTGGCCGCCCGGCACCTTAGCAAGGGCCACGCCCCCGTAGGTCACGGCGGTGGCCGGGTCCGTGCTGCCGCTGGTCCCCTGGGCCGTGGTGAACACCAGGACGCCGCGGGGCGTCCCAACGGGGGTGTGCGTCCAGGAATACGACGCCTGGCTGGTGCTGCCGGTCGTGCCGGTGTGCGACTCCGACCAGGCGTCATGGGCGACGGACACGGCCTAGCCCTCCAGGGCGTGGACGGGGGCTGCCGGGGGAGGTACGGCAGCCCCCAGGTGGGCTAGGCGATGCTGATGGACCCGCTGGTGACGGTGTAGGTGCCCTGGCCCGCGAACACTTCGTCCGTCACGTCCCAATGGCCGTAGTAGGTGCCGCCGCTGGCCGCGCTGAACATGCCGACGTAGGCCACCGTGGTGGCGTACACGTCGAACACCGGGAACGTGGCCTGGAGCGCCTTGCTGCCGCCCGCGGCGGCGGCCCAGGACAGGGACTTGCGGGCGTAGGCGGGGGACCCGCCGCTGATTTCGTTCGCCCCGGTCGTGCCGGGGTCCGCGGAGTGCAGGCTGCCGTACAGGGCCGCCGCCCCCAGGGCGTTCAGCATCGCGTTCTTGGCGTTGTCGGTGAGTGCGTTCGCCACGGTTCCGATCCTCCGTCAGTGGTTCCTGGTGTCCTACATCCCCGCGTTCAGGGCTGCCGCCATGCTGTCCGCCAGGGTGGTCCGGCGGGCTTCAGACTGGGCTGACATGCTGGCGATTTCGTCCTCGGTGTAGCCCATTTCCGCCCACAGGACTTCCTGGGGCACGCCCAGGTCGGCCTTCACCTTCAGGGCGTCCAGGTGGTCTTTTTCGGACTTCGGGGCCGGGTCCTGGTAGTCGGGTTCCAGGTCGCCTGGGGCCCCTTCCACGTCCAGGGCCAGGGCCATGACCTGGGACCAGGCCACCGCGCCCGACTTCATGCGGTCCCGGACCTTGGACACGAACCGCTGTTCCGCCGTTTTCATGGCCTCCCCGCTGGGGAAGTCGCCCGTGGTCAGCATCAGGTAGTGGAACGGGGTGGCGCTGACCCTGGCGACCTCGGCCCGGAACCCGTCCTGGACGGCCAGGAACTGCGCCAGGTTGGCCTGGCCGAACTCCCCGAACTTGGCGTCCGTGGCCGGGGTGGACCACAGGCGGTCGATGCCGGGCTTCCAGTCCTTCACGGGCCGCCCGTTTTCGTCGGTCGGGACTTCGATGCCGGTGGCGTACCGCTGGGGCAGGGCGACGTACTCCATGGCCACCATCATGTCGGCCACCGATTTGTTCAGGGCGTCCTGCAGCGGGATCACGTCGCGCAGTTCGGACACCCCGTACTGCCCTGGGCTGGCGTTGTTGGCGAAGGGCACGACCGGCACCCGGCCCAGGTTGTGGGACAACGGCCAGGCTTCGCCCTGGACTTCCCAGGGGACCAGGTTGGCGGCCCGCCAGCCGGACTGGGGGTTCCGGGTGACGTACTTCACCAGGCGGTCGGCGGTGTAGACGTTGACCCGCCAGCGGCCCCCGGTGTTGTCGTCCTTCGTTTCGATCCGCCACACCTTCACCGCCACCAGGACCGTGCCTGGCGACTCGGGGTCGTACTCCACCATGCACTGGTCGGCCCGCTGGGGCCAGATGCCCGCCCTGCCGTCCCCATCGGCCCACACCAGCACGTAGGCGTCCCCTTCGCGCAGGGACTCGGTGTGGACTTCGCCCGACCGCATGTCCATCCGGTTGCGGTCCCACAGTTCCTGGGCCCGGTCCTTCAGGGCCTGGTTCGTGGTGCCCGACTGGTCGGACACGGACCAGTCGGTGACCTGCAGGCGGTCGGCCACCGCGTCCACGACGGCGGGGCACAGGTTGTCCGCGAACGCCGCGAACAGGTTGCCGAACGTGGTGCGGTACTTGTCGGTGGCGAACGCCAGGCGGTGGTCGCCTTCGTAGTAGTCCCGGTACAGGCGGTATTTGTCCTGCGACCGCGCCAGGCGCACCAGGCACCGTTCCACGCCGACGGCTTCCTGGGGGGACAGGGGGTCCAGGCTGGCGACCGTGGCCATGGGTCAGGCCCCCTTCGGCTTCGTGGGGTTCGACGGCTTCGGCATGGTGGGCCTGGACGACGTGCCGAACGTCCGGCCCTGGCCCCCGCCCCCGCTGCCCTTGCGCGTGGCCTGGTTGACCTTCAGCCGCCGGTCCCGCGGCGTTCCCTTCGACGGCTTGCCGCCCATGTCGTCAGCCCTCCGTGATCCGCCCGCGCCCGTCGCGGGACATCGTAGCCTGGTCAGGTGGTCACCATCAGCCTGTTGGTGCCCAGCATGGTGTGCGTGACCCCCCACACCAGGGCGTCCATCCGGTCGGGGCTGTCGTCCTCGCCCGGCTCCCAGGTGCAGCACTGATCTTCCAGGGCTTCCCAGGTCCCGACATGGTGCATCCGGCCCTGTTCGTACAGGCCGCCCACGGGTTCCGCCCTGGTGCGCTTGCCCCTGGTGGCGTGGACCAGTTCGACCCGGTAGGTGCAGCCCGCCGCCCGCAGGTTCGCTTTCACCAGGTCGCCGCCCTGGTTGGCCTCGGCCACGATCCGGTCGGCCCCCACCAGGTCGGCCAGGGTGATGGCGGCCCTGGCCCAGCCGTCCGGGCTGTAGCGGCCCGACACGTCGCCCAGGACGTAGCCCTGGCGCGTCTGCCAGGGGCCCCTGGTCGCGCCCACCGCCACGATCCCCGTTTCGTCGCTGCCCTCGGTGTTGGACACCGCCGGGTCGATGGCCACCACGACGTTGCCCAGGTCGGGCACCTGGTCGGGGGTCACCCGGTGGTCATCGAACACCGCCCGCTTCCACAGGGCCCCAGGGGCTTCGTCCAGCAGGGCGGCTTCCAGTTCCTGGCGGCCCAGGGCTGTGCCCGCGTACATGGCCACGATGTCGTCCAGGAACGCCCGCGCCAGGTTGGCCGCGTTGTCGTAGGTCGTGCCCTTCGTGATGACGTTCCTGGGGTCCTTCACCAGCCGCTTCACCAGGGCCTTCGGCTTCGGGGTGGACGTGACCACGGCCTGGGGCGACTCGCCCAGGCGCAGGCCCAGCATGGCCATGTCCCAGGCCATCGGGTCCGGCCAGGCGGCCACTTCGTCGCCCCACAGTTTGTAGCACTGGGGCCCGCGCAACTGGTCGGGTTCCTGGGCGCTGTAGGTGTGCGCCACCGCCCCGTTGGGCCACAACAGGCGGGACCTGGACGGCTGGTAGTCGGGGCGCTCCCACTTCGGGCTGATCGTCAGCAGGCCGCTGGGGCCTTCGACCATGACATCCCGCACGTCGGCGGGCGTCCGTCCGATCAGGTGGATGATGGGGTAGTCCTTCGCCCAGGCCCGGACGGCCTCGGCCCCGGTGCGCGTCTTGCCCCAGCCCCGGCCCGCCAGGATGACCCACACCCGCCAGTCGCTGCCGGGCGGCAGGAACTGTTCGGGGCGACCCCACCACCACCAGTCACTGTCCAGGATCGCCAGTTCACTCGGGGTCAGTTGGTCCAGGATCGCCTGGCGGGCTTCCTTCGGCAGCGTAGCGATCCAGGATGCCTTCGACCTTCCGGCGGATGTCGGCCAGTTCGATTGGGCCACCATCAGGGCCACTGACCTCCATGGTTGCGGTGGCAGGCTTCCAGTCCACCCGGCGGCGGCGTTCCAACCAGGCCACCTGGGCCCTGAAGTCGGCCCTGGGGCCCGTCGCCTGGTCGTACAGGGCTTTGGCCACGGACGCCTCGGCCTTCGCTTCGGCCAGGTCGGCGGCTTCCGCCAGGTCGGGTTCCCTGGCCATCAGGTCGTACAGGGTGGATCGGTGGATGCCCGCCAGGGCGGCGGCGGCGGTGCGCGTCTGCCCCTGTTCCAGTGCGGCCAGGATCACGGCCTTGCGGGCCTTCGTGATCTTCGCTGGCCGCTTCCTGCCGCGGGACCAGGGCCGGGGTGCGTTGGCGGACGACATGCACCGATCCTACGCCTGGTCCCCAGGCACCTGGATCAGCCCCAGGTCGGCGGACTCGGCCAGGTCGGTCAGGTACACGGTGACGCCGGGCTGTTCGTCCAGGGCGCAGTACCGCTTCGCGGCGTACAGCACGACCACCAGGCTGTCGTCCGCCAGGATCGGCTTGCCCTGGCCGTCCAGGTCCAGGCTGATGGCGTCCAGGACGGCCCGTGCCAGGCGGTCGGCGTCGGGCCTGGTGGTGGGGAACGGCGGGGCCCCAGGCTTCAGCACCCTGGCGTTGCGGCCCGTGCCGTAGTGCGACTTCGGGCGGACCAGGTGGAACGTCATCACGGCTTCCACGGGCCCGTCGTAGGGGACGACGCCCTGGCGTCCCACCCTGGCCTGGTCGGCCACCGCCTGACGCCAGGGTTCCAGGCCGGGCGACCCGTGGAACGACCAGGTGCGCCCGCCCTTCGTGACGGTGCGCACGTGGCCCTGGGGGATGGGCGTGCCGTAGGCCCGGAACAGCACGTGCAGGCCAGGCATCAGGTCCACCACGCCTTCGACCGGCAGGGACAGGCGGCCCAGGGTCGGCCCAGGGTCGTGCCGTGGCGGACGCCGGGGTGGCGGAACAGGCCGCATAGCCTGGTGCGCCAGGTGTCCTGGATCACAGGTGGTCCACCCGTTCCAGGTACAGGGGCGCTGGCACCGGTCCGCCGGGGTGCGCGCCCAGGACGTCGTACGACAGGTACTCGGCGGCTTCCTGGTAGTCCATGCCGTCCCGCTGCATCAGGGTGTCCAGCATGGCGGTCAGGTCGTACACGACCCTGGGCTGGGTGTCGGTGTCCACCAGGCCCAGGATGCAGTCGTCCCAACCGTCGGCGGTCCAGGCGGCCAGGGCGTGGGCTTCCAGGTACTGGGTGACGATGGCCCGGCGTTCCTTGCCGGGCATGGGCCCCAGGTCCAGGGGCGCTGGTTGCGGCTTCGGCTTCGGCTTCGGCCTGGGCCCCCTGGTGTGGTCCTGGGTGGCGGATCAGGACCGCGTGATGTCAACCTCCACGACCCCGCCGGGGTCGGCCAGGCCGCTGGCCACGTGCAGGGACTCCCAGTCCAGGACATCGCCCGCGGCCACCACCAGGTTGGCAGCCGTGCCGGACAGGGTGATGTCCGTGGCGTCGTTGGCCGGGGCGTTCACGCCCGCGGTGAACGCCTTGGACGCCACCGCGGTGGTCCCCGCGCCCGCCTGGCCGCGGTTGTACACGCTGCACGTCCGGCTGTTCGTGTCGGCCCCGGTCAGGACGCTGGTGGGGATGTACCGCACCGCGCTGACCACGCCCGCGAACGGGACGAAGCCGATGGGGCTGGTCAGGTCCGACGCCGTGGCCACGCTGGCCATCGGCAGCCGGATCGTGCTGACCAGGGGGGCCTTGGTTACCGCCATGTTCCGTTCCTCCGTGGGTGTGCCCTGACGGGCACCAGGCTACCGCGCGGGCTGGGCCGCCGCGCGAACTTCCGACAGGGGCGGCAGGCCCGCCATGGCCCGGTGGGTGTGCACCAGTTCGGTGACGGGGCGCAGCACGCCCTGGCGGACGAACGGCACGGGGCCCCGGCCTTCCTTCCCAGGCCAGGGTGGTCCAGCCCACCAGGACTTCGGTGCCCAGGGGGTCGCGGTCCTGGACGGCCACGAACGGGCCCCTGGGTGGGCGGTCCACTTCGTCCCGCCTGAACATCAGCAGGGGCGGGTCCGTCCTGGTGGTGCGGACGTGGCACAGGGCCACGTCGGGCCGGTGGCCCGCACTGGTGGTCGGCTTCCAGGTCACGCCCAGGTAGTCCGCCAGGGCCAGTTCGCCCCGGTAGCCCATGGCCCTGGCCGCGATCACTTCGTCCCTGGGCTGTTCCATGGACCGCCGCCAGGTGTTCGCCACGGACGCCTCGGCCTCGGCCTGGGCCCTGGCCACCTGGTCGGACGACAGGATCATGGTGACCAGGTGGGCACCTGGTGGCAGGAACGGCGGCTGGCCGATGGTGGACGGGTCCGGCTCCCACCCTGGGCGCAGGACCAGGCCGCCGTGTTCGAAGGACTGGTGGTCGTCCTGACCGCACCAGGTGCAGGTCATGCCTGGCCGCCCTGGACGCGCTTCGTTTCGCCCGGCTTCGCCACGACGGGCTGCACCGGATGCTTCACCCGGTGCCCGCCGACGGGGACGCCCTCGGGCCGGTACTTGCCGACCGTCTGTGCCAGGTACTGGGCCTGGTCCATGTCCCTGACCAGTTGTCGGGTGACACCGGCACAGGTGCCCAGGTTGTACCCGGCGTCCAGGGTCGTGGCCAGGTCGGGCTGGTGCTGGTCGCCGCAGTAGGTGCGCCACCAGGGGGCCTGGCGGACGGGGCTGGTGTTCGGGATGCCGTCCGGGATCGTGCTGGCGTCGGTCACTTCGCGTTCCTCCGTGCTGACAGGGCGGCCAGGGCGGCCACCCGGCGGTCGATGGCGGCCTGGGTCATGGGGTCCCAGGTGCAGCGGTGCCCGCCGCAGGGACGGCAGGGCACCCAGGCGGGCATGGGGTGGTCCGGGTCGGGGGCCCAGGCTGCGACGTGCAGCGTGGTGGCCGTCATGGCCGCCGCGATCCTGGCCCACTCCACCCTGGCGGACTCGGGCACCAGGTGCCGCCAGGTCCAGGGCAGGTGGAACGCCACCAGGCGCAGCGCGTTCCAGGTCAACGGTCCCACGTCGCAACCACCTTCAGGACGCCCAGGGCCGGGTCCGCCAGGGTGGCGAACGCTCGCCGGTCCAGGTCGATGATGCGCCCGCCTGGGCAGGCGCACCAGTCCGTCAGTCGGACGACAACTACGGCCCCGGTCGGGCCCGTGACGGTCACCAGGCGGCCCCGCCAGTCAGGGCCCAGGGCGTCGCGCAGGGGACCCCCGGCGGCGGCCTCGCCTGACCGCCAGGCGTACCAGGTCGCCACGCCTGTGACGCTGTACGACGGCCCAGGGGACGGGCTGGGCATCGGGCTGACTGGATGGGCCGCCTGGTAGGGGATCGGGCGTCCTGGGCCGTCCTGGGCGGTCGTGGGGCACGCTGGCAGGGTCACCAGGACCAGGGCCAGCAGGATCGGGACCACCCAGGGCGGCAGGGTCCACGTCATCCGTCCATGACCAGGCGGTGGACCGACACCAGGCTGCCGACGGGGAACCTGTCGGTGTTCACCTGCACCCAGCCGTCGTCCGGCAGGCCGATGGCGTTCCAGCCCTGCTGGACGCGGACGATGCTGGGCGGCTCGTCACGGACGATCCAGGCGACGTGGCGGCCATCCTCGGGGTTCACGACCTCCGCGATGGCGTTCCAGGGCGGTCCCGCGGGGGGTGTGTCGATGCTGTCGGGCATGGTTCGGGGTCCCTTCGGCTACATCGGCAGCCCGTCGTCCAGGACGGCGGACAGCCTGGTGGGCGTGCTGGCGGTGGTCCGCCTGGGGATGGCCCTGGCGATCCGGTCGGCATCGGCCTGGGCTTCAGCGCGGGCGGCGGCCTGGGCGGCGTCGCCCCTGATGGCGTGGAACCGTTCCAGGACGCTGGCGATCACGTCGGCGGCCTTCGACCCGGCTGGGCAGTCCAGGACGAACGACGCGCTGGCGGCGGGGTAGGCGTCCACGGCCTCCCACAGGGTGTCAGCCTGGGCGCGGGTCGGTGGCAGGCGGAACCTGGCGTACCAGGCGTCCAGGAACGGACCCCACGCCTTGGCGGTCAGGTAGGGCGCGGCCACGGCTCCGTCCCCCCCCTTCACCCCCCTAGGTACCTTCGGGTTGTTGTCGTGGTCGGGTCGGGATGTACCTGGTTGCTGGTCCAGGTCACCTGGTGCCCCTGCTGGTCCAGGTGCCACCAGGTGCCTGCTGGTTCCACCTGGTCGCTGCTGGTGTTGTCCACCTGGTTGTCCACCGCCAGGTGACACCTGGTCGCTGCTGGACGGCAGGAACGTCCCGCCAGGCGAACGGTCGGCCTTCGCGGCCCTGGCCAGACCCCCGGCGCGGCGCTGTTCCGGGGTCAGTTCCGGGGCCCGGTAGTCGTTCCAGTCGTGGATCAGGTAGCCGCCGTCGGTGGGCTCCCACAGGCCCACTTCGACCAGGATGGCCACGGCGGCGTCGATGTCGTGGGGGCCAGGCAGCAGCCGCCTGGCCTGGCGGGCGGGGATGAACGGGCTGGACTTGCCCCCGGCGGGGTCGTAGGACCACGACAGGGCCAGGGTCCACAGGGCGATGGCATCGCCCCCGGCTAGGGCATCCAGGGCGTCCTGGACGCGACTGTGGCGGTGGAACGTGTCGTCCAGGCGTGCCCAGGGCATCAGGGCACCGCCTGCATGGCGGACAGGGGCACGACCACCCGGCGGCGGATGTCGGCCACCCGGCGGGTCCGGTCGGCCAGGCGGCGGGCCATCACGGCTTCCATCACCAGGACGCGGATGGCCGGGTCGCGCCAGGCGTGCCAGGGGACCTGGGTGGGGTCGTCGGCAGGGTCGGGGCGCTTCATGGCCGCGCCAGGCGGCGGGACCGCTCGCAGTAGCGGCACAGGGTCCGGCTGACGGGGATGGCGACCACCCCGCAGTCCAGGCACAGGTTGGCCCCCAGGGGGGCGCGGGCCCGGATCGGGACCTGGGGGCCGGGGTCGTCAGGGCCGGGGTCGTAAGGGCCGGGGTCGGGGCCCAGGTTGCGGTAGGCGCGGAACAGGTCGGCTTCGTTCATGGGTGCGTCCCTTCGGCATCAGGGGGTGGCCCCCAGGCGGATGCCGCCACCTGGGGGCCGGGACAGTCTAGGTCAGGGCCAGGGCCGTGATGATCCCCGCCAGGTAGGCCAGGCCCACCAGGGCGGCCAGGATGATGCACCCGGCGGCCTGGGTGGACGTGTCGGGGCGGTTGTCGGTCACAGGCTGGTCCCTCCGCGCAGGAAGTCGGGCAGGGGCTCGGGCCCGTCCACGACCGCCCACAGGTGCAGCACGTTGGGGTTCAGGTTGACGTAGCGGTCCAGGGGCGGCAGCACCTGGTACACGTAGCGGTCCAGGGGGACCAGCCAGGCGCGAAGGCGCTTCAGGTCCTCCCAGGTGGGAATGCGCTTCGGGTGGGCCATGCTGGCGTGCAGCCACACGCGCCCGTCCTGTTCGCGGGCCAGGGACCATATGGCGGTCATGCCGCTGGGCTGGTGGAGCCAGCCCTCGCCGTCCGCGCCCCGCTGGGCCAGTTCCCAGCCGCCTGGGCGCTGGGCGTCGGCCCTGGCGGACACCAGGGCCAGGGCGCGGGCCACGCCCGCGTCCCACAGGTCGCTGTTGGGCGACACCATCACGCCACCCCCTTCCTGGCCTGGGCGGCGGCGTCCCGCCAGGCGTCGGTGATGGCCTGATGGATGGCCGCCTGGGTGGGGTTCCGCCGCAGGGCGTCCTGGTGGTTCGCCCGTGGCGACCCTTCGTACAGGTGTGACGGTCGGATGCAGCCTGGGTTATCGCAGGTATGGCAGGCCAGCATCCCAGGGGCCAGGGGCCTGCCCAGGGCCAGTTCCAGGGACAAGCGGTGGGCCAGCCGCTGGCGAACCTTGCCGCCCCTGGCGTCCACCACCTTGCCGTAGGCCCACGCCCGCCCGGTGGGCTGGTAGGTGGACACCACCCGGACGGTGGAAGTCCACTCCCAGCACGGCCCCAGGCCCGACCGCTGGACGATCCGAACGTCCCGACGCCATAGGCGATCCCGCCAGTCGGTCGGGCGGGGCCGGACCCCGGCGGCCCGACGGCTGGCGGTGGCCCGATCACGCTGGCACACCCGGCACCGCCGCTGGCGGCGGCGTCCGGTCCAGTAGAACTGCAGGACGTGCCCTGCCTTGCAAGGTACGTCCTGCCCCTTCGCTGCCCCCATCACCACGTCCCGCCAGTCGAACGGTGGGCACCACGGTGGCCCTTCGGCATCAGGCACACGTCCCCATCCCCGTAGGGGCTGGGCGCTTCACAGGCCACCATCCTGTCGTCCGACGGCTGCACGGGCTGGGGGTCCCAGTCCCAGGACTGGCCGTCGCCCTGGTGGGGCGTGGTGTGGTCGGCGGGCAGTTCGCAGCCCACGCCGTTGGACGACACGACCGCGCAGCGGGCGGGTCCCGCCTTGCCCGTGGCCTTGCCGCCCACCTTCACCCCGATGGCGGGGCTGGCCGTGAACGACCCGTCCCCCTTGCCCGTGGACGGCCCAGGATCGGCCTGGGTCGCGTCCTGGGCCACCGGCTCGGCTGCCGGGGCCTGCGGGCCGCCTGGGGCATCCAGGACGGGCTGGGGGGCTTCCTGGCCGGTCGCCCCCTGGCGCAGCGACTCGGCGGCGGCGGCCAGGGCGGCCTGGGGCCCCGTGGCCACCTGGACCGCGGCCTGGGCCGGGTCCGCCGACGTGCCGAACTGGGCCCGGTCCTCCCGGTCCAGGGCTTCCGCCAGGCGCATGTCGATGATGCTGGCGGGGCCGTACTTGGACGCCCGCCGGGTCACCGTTTTGCGGCCCATTTCGGCGTAGTCGCTGACCCAGGGGCCGCTGTCCTTGGCGCGCGACCGGGCCCGGACGGCCTGCACTTCGGCGTTCGACATCACGTCGATCACCTTGGTGCCGTCCTTCAGGGTGATGACCGCATAGAACGCGGTGTACGGGCCCGCCCCGTCCTCCGGGGCACCCTCGGCCCCGGCGGCGGGGGCACCCATCACGCCGGGGATGTACGGGACGTGGTGGATGCCGGGGGTGGTGCCGTAGGACAGGGCGAACACGTCCCTGGCCCGCACCGCGCGGGCCTCCACGGACGACACCTGGTCCGACCGCAGCATGATGTCCACCAGGCCCCGGTAGCCGACGATCAGTTGGGCTTCGTACTGCCACTGTTCCACGGTCACCGCGGGGTTGGTCGGGTGGGCCACCTTCACCCTGTTCCTGAACGGGACCAGGTACGCCTGGCCCAGCAGGCCGGACGGTTCCAGGCCCAGTTCCGCCGCGTCCAGCATCGCCTTCACGACGGACTCGGTGGTGCATTCGAACAGCAGCGGGGTCCTGGACATCGCGCCCAGGGCCACGCGCATGAACCGGTCCACGCCGACCTTGGACGGCAGGACCGCCATCAGGGCGTCGGACCGGGCTTCCAGGGCCCGCTGGACCCGCCCGAAGGCGACCATGCGGGCGTCCTGGACGGGTTCCTGGGCCACCAGGGCCTTGGCCTGGTCCTGGTCCTGGTCCTGGGGCTCGGGCTCGGGGGTGGTGGTGCGGGTGCGCGTCATGTCGTCAGTCCTCCGTGCTGCTGGCGGGCTTCACGCCGAACCGGCGGGTGCCGGGCTTCGTCGTGGTGTACAGGGCTTCCATGGCGTCCACGGCGGCCTGCACCCCGGCCTTCGTCAGGTGCAGGTTGTCGTAGTCCACCAGGATGTCATCCGGCAGGGCGGCCAGCAGGCCGTCCAGGGCCGTGCGGTACCCCTGGGCCACCTGGTCCCAGGCGGTGCTGGTGCTGTCCTTGGTCCGGGGCCAGGTCACGCGGCCCGCGGGGGCGGTCACGGCGTCGTAGTCGCCCAGGACGCGCTTCAGGCGGTCGGCGGCCAGGTCGAAGGCATCGCTGGCCTGCTTCCGGTTGGTCCAGGCCAGGACGGCATCGCGCACCAGGTCCGCGACCTCCGGGGTGGGGTCCAGTTCCCCCAGGCCGCCCTGGGCGTACTGGGCGGCCAGGGTGGCCGACGTGCTGTCCCAGTAGCCGTCGATGGGCGGGGCGACCTGGGGGACCACGAAGGTGTCCCAGTACGCCTTCAGGGCCCCGACCATGGCGGCCTGGCGCACCGGGTCGGCCATGACGGTGTAGGTGCGGAAGTCGCTGCCGTGGAACAGCACCGCGAAGTCGCACCGGGGCAGGCCCGTGACCAGGCACTGGGCCTGGGCCTGGGCGTAGTAGTCGGGCGGGACCTCGGACGATCCGTCGGGGCCCCACCCGTCGCTGGACCTGGGGGCCTTGGCGTCGATGCACCAGGCCCTGGCCAGGTTGGCCATCGGGCCCAGGTCCCGATTCGGCCAGGGCTCGGGCAGGGTCCGGGCGTGCTGGTAGGCGTAGCCGTCGGTGGTGGCGAACAGGTGGGGCCAGGGGCCGTACACCTTCGTCACGCTGTTCCGGCGGACCATCACCCCGAAGTCCATGCCCATCCGGTCGGCGTAGGCCATCAGGATGGCGTCCTGCAGCCGCAGGCCCCACTCCATGGCCGCCGTGGCCGCCTGGGACTCGGGTTCCAGGCCCACCTTGCGGGCCCACAGGGTGTAGGGCGACACGAACCGGGACAGGCCCAGGGCCGCCCCGACCTCGGACGCCCCGATGCCCGACCGTCGGTCGAAGTCGGGCGACAACTGGGGCAGGGTCATGGCGTGTTCCTCCGTGCTGGCGTGGATCGGTTGACGCCCCAGGATCGCCTGGGGGTGTGACAGCAGCCTGTCACGGGCGGTAGTGCCGCAGGCGGCGTTCCCCGTTCCAGGCGTACCACCGCAGGCGGCGGCGGCACGCGCGGCACCGCCAGGTGTCGCCCGACAGGTACGGGTCGGGCAGGTGGATGCCCCTGGCCCAGTCGGACACCTGGCGGGTTCGGACGCGGGGCCTGGGGGCTACCTGGGGACCCACACCAGGTCCGACCAGGCGTAGGCGATCAGCAGGACCGCCAGGATGACCGCCAGGGCTCCCAGGATGATGTCCCTGGCGGCCCGGTGGGTGGTACGGGGCAGGCCCCGGTTGACCGCCACCAGGTGGCGTTCCAGGGCCTGCAGTTCGCGTTCCAGGGCGGCGGGGCGGTGGGCCTGGTTGCGGCGTCGGTTCATGGGCTCGGACCTCCGTGCTGGCGGTAGGTGCGGGCGGCGGTGGGGGGGACACCGCCGCCCGTGGGGGAGTCTAGCGGGCGATCAGGCCACCGTCACCACCTTGGCCCGGCGGGTGGCCACGCCCAGGGCGGCGTCGATGGCGCGGGCTTTCTGCTGGTCCGACCGGCCACCGAACACCAGGGCGTTCATGCGGCGGTCGTTCACGTCGCCGCGGGCCCCGCCACGCCAGGCGGTGCCGTGGTCCACCCACTCGGTCACGGCCTGGATGGCACCCCACTGGGTCAGCCGCAGGTCGTCCGGGATGGTGTCGGAGTGCTGCCAGTTGGCCCAGGCCCCGTCGAACGCGGTGGGCCGCCCGCCCGCGGGGGCGTCGTCCTCCCGCTCGGGCAGGGGGAACGCGGCCTGGATGATCCGGCGGGCGATGCCCTCCGTGATCCGGTGGGCCACCAGGTCCGCCTTCAGGTCGTTGGACTCGGCCAGGTAGCCCTGGGTCATTCGCACGACCTGGTGGGCCTGCTGGTGCTTGGCCTGGATGCCGGGGCGGTGGACCAGGCGCATCCGGTAGGCGGCCATACGGGACAGGGCCACCAGGATGTTGGTGCACCGCAGGACGTGTTCCAGGACGGTCACCGACAGGGCCAGGCTGCCGTCGTGGCCGTTGGCCACGATCATCCAGGGGGCCACCGTGGTGCCGCTGTCGCCGGGGACCACGACGCCCTGGCCCAGTTCGATGGCCACGAACACGCGGCGTCCGCCGTTCAGCGGGCCCACCGCGCGGATGATGCCGCCGGACTCGCCCAGGATGTCGTCCACCGGGGCCAGGGCGTCGGCGTTCTGCAGGGGTTCGAACCGGCGGCCAACGACCCCCAGGGCGGCCTTCGTGTCCAGCCGGACCACCGCCTGGTAGTCCGGGACCGGGGTGCCGTCCATGGTGCGGATGTTGCGCTTGCCCACCTGCCAGTCCAGGCGTCCCAGTTCCAGGGCGTCGGCCACGGTCGTGATGCCGTCCACCTGGGCGTAGGACGACATCAGCCATGGCAGGCTGCGGTCGGTGACGCCTTCGAAGTCGTGGGTGTCGTGGTCACTGGCCTGCAGGGCCAGGGCGTGGGTGCTGGTCACTGGTCGTTCCTCCGTGCTGGCGTGCTGTCAGGCGACAGCATCGCTTCCATGGTAGTCGGGGCGGCTGATACGCTCCGGGCCGTCCCGTCGTGCTGGCGGACAGCAGCGCCCCCAGGGGTCATTCCCCCGGTGTTTCCCTCGCGGGTCACCCGGTGGTCCCTGGGGGTGTTGCCTTTCACGTCCGGTCCAGCGGTGGCCAGGCGGTCGATGTCCTGGGCGGTGTCGCCGGGGATGCCGTCGCCTGGGAAGGGTGCGTGGTCGATCCGTGGCGGGCTGACGTGGACCCAGCAGTACCGGCGGGCGACCCACCGGATGGCGTGACCGCACACCCGGCACTTGGCGGTCCTGGTCATCGGGTCACGTCCGGGGTCGGGCCCCAGGCGGGGTCCCACTTGCCCGTCCGTCGGAAGTACGCCAGGCGCACGGCCTGGTTGCGGGCTCCCTGGGCGGCGTCCTGGGCCTCGCGGTACGCCCGGTGCAGGCGCGTGTCGTGAGTGCTGGCCAGGTGGTTGGTGTACAGCGTCCAGGCCCGGCGCTTCGCGGCCTGGCGCTGGTTGTGGGCGCGTTCGTCCCGCAGGACCCAGGTGCGGGGCTTCCCCGACTGGGACCCCGGCCCCGTGGGCTGGTAGCGGGCACTGTGGAACTTGCCGTCCCCCATGCGTTCGGTGGTCCAGTGGAACCGGGCCTGGCAGGCGGCGCAGGCGTAGTAGCGGTACCTGGGGTCCCGTTCCGTGTAGCCGTGGTCCGCCAGGTAGGCGTTGATGCGGTCGGCCACTCGCCGCAGGCGGGCGTCAGTCACGACCGAACCCCAGGGGCAGGTCGGCGGCCTCGGCTTCGTCCAGGGCGCTTTCGATGTCCGACAGGTCCAGGGACGTGTCGGGTTCCAGGTCCAGGTCGGTCACGGCGTCCAACTTGTCGCCCACCGGGCTGCTGGCCAGGCTGTCGGGCAGGTTGTCCTTCCAGTCCTGGTACTCGCCCTGCAGGTCGCGCAGGTCGCTGAACGCGGCGTCCAGGTCGGCCTGGGCGGTTGCGATGCTGTCCAGGGCATCGCGGGCCTGCTGGCAGGCGGCCACCCACCTGGTGGCCCTGCTGGGGGCTTTCGACTTCGCCATCGTGGCGTCCTCCGTGCTGGCGGGGGTACCTGGGTGGTGCCCTCCGGGCTGGCCTGGCGTCCAGGACAGCCCCCAGGGCATCGCCTGGGGTGTGGGGCTACCGGCCCCAGCGGGGCTGCATGATCGCGTCCATGACATCGGCCAGGAACGCGGTGCGGGCCTGGGCGGGCAGGCCCACGTAGGCGTCGTGGATGGGGGCCAGGTAGGACCGCAGGTCGGCGGCTTCGGCGGCCTTCGCCACGTCCGCCCGCTTGCGCTGCTGGGTGATCCAGGTGGCCCGGTCGGTGGCGTCCCAGGCGGCGGCCTGTTCGTCCTGGACCGCGCCCAGGATCACGGGGCCCCGCTCCCCGGACGTGTACCACTTGCCGTCCCCGGCGGGCTGCACGGCCAGGATCGCCCCTGGGCGCTGGGCGGGGTGCAGGGGCTTCGTGAACCCCAGGGTGTCGCCCAGGATGGCGTCCTGGTCGTCCAGGCGGTCGTACAGGTGGAACAGGCGGCCCTTGCCGTCCAGGCGGCGGCCCAGGTAGGCGACCCGGATGGTGTCGGTCATGTCAGGGTTCCCTTCGTGCTGGCGTCAGGCGTCGGCCTGGCAGGGGTCGGTCCAGTCGGACAGGGCCACTTCGACCAGGGCGTGGGCCTCGCGGTCGCGCCACTCGGACGTGTCCCGGTCGCTGAACGGGCCCAGTTCGCTGGTGGGCACCCAGTCGGTGGCGATGGGCACCTGGTGGTCCCAGCCCTCGCCGCAGTAGACGACGTACACGCCCGACAGGCGGGCCTGGACCTGGGGGTGGCCGTCATCCAGGCGGACGCCCCGGCGTTCCAGGACCAGGCGTTCCAGGCTGCCAGGGCCGAACGTGTGGATGCTGCGGGTGACGACCTGGGCGATGCTGGCGGTCATGTCGATGTTCCTCCGTGCTGGCGGTGGTTGTTGGGCGACAGTCTAGCGCCCGTAGGACTCCGTGACTTCACCGGGTGCCCAGTCAGTCAGGTCGGGGGCGTTCCGCCCGTCCTGGGCCGTCCTGGACGCCCTGGGGCGATCCTGGCGGGGGTTCCCACCCAGGTCCACGAACTGGCCGACCACGCCCTGGCGGGGGCAGGTGTCCTGGTGGTAGTTGCCGAACAGCGCCCGGCACCCTGGGCAGCGCCCCTGGGCCGCCAGGTGGCGGGCGTAGGCGGCTTCCGCGGGGATGTCGGCCCGCAGGCCCAGGTAGTCGGCCCGGACGTGCCTGGCGACGTTCCAGGCGGCCTGGGTGGCGTACCAGGCGACGATGGCCGGGGCGTCGGTCACGGCGTCCTGGTGCTGGCCGTCGTGGCCCTGGGGCAGCGTGCACGCGAAGTCCCAGCCGTCGGCGTACTTCGCCAGGCAGGGGGTGCCCAGGTGGGCCTGGGTCAGCCCGCCGCCCTCGCCCTGGTCCTGGATCACTTCCACGTCCGGGTCCGGGTCCGGGGTGGGTTCGGGCAGTTGGCCGTAGGCCAGGACTTCCCAGGCCCCCATGGACGGACGCTGGGCGAACGACTCGCGGGCCAGGAACGTCATGCCCCGGACCCGCTCCCAGCCGTCCACGCCCGCGTGCTGGCGCATCCCGACCGGCAGGGCCACCAGGTACTGGACCGTGGCACCCATCGCTTCCAGGCGGCGGCGCAGGGTCAGGCGGGCGACGCCCTCGCGGCGGCGTGCCGACTCGCGGGTGGGGCGGACCTGGATGCGGGATCGGTCGCCCCGGCCCTTCAGGTACACGATCCGCCACAGGTCGTGGCCGCCCTCGGCGTCCAGGGCCCGGCCCAGGTCACGGAACGCGGCGTCCGCCACGGCCTTGGCCTGCTGCCATTCCTGGTGCATCCGCGACACGCGGCCCTTCGACCGATTGGCCATTTCGGCGTTCAGGTACAGGTGCATGGCCCGCGTCCGGGCGTCCTGGGCTGCCTGGCAGTTCAGCAGCGCGACATGCAGGGCCTGGGGCAGTTCGGGCTTCGTCGTGGTCGTCATCGTGGTGTCCCTTTCCGTGCTGGCGTGGGGGTGGGTGGTGGCGGGGTCAGTCACAGTAGATGTCCATGCCGTGGGCTTCGCAGTACCAGGTGCCCGCGATCTTCCGGGTGGCCTTCATGGGGGGCTGGCGATCCGGCCCCAGGTAGTCGCAGGTGCTGCACGTGGCGGCGGCCCGCTCGCGGGCCATGTTCTCGCGGTACAGGGCCTGGCGGGCGGCGGTGGCCACCACTTCCTGGCAGTACCAGCAGGTGGCGGTGGACCAGGGACGGCTGGCCGGGGCTTCGTGATCCAGGACGCGGGCGGTGCCCTTCAGGGCGACCAGGTGGCCGACCGACTTGCCGCACAACGTCATGCCGTCGTCGTTCAGGTCGGTGACCAGGTGGACCACCGGGCGGGTCCCGTTGTAGCGGTGCGCCCTGCTGTCCCACACCCAGGCTTCCAGGCCCAGGCGGATCATCGTGGGGACCGGGGTGGTGTACGTGCTGGCCATGTCGTTCGCTCCATCCGTGCTGGCGGTGGCGGCCATCGCTTCGTGCTGGCCTGCGGCCAGCATAGGTGGCGTTGTTGTTGTCCGTCAACTTCACCCGTGCCGAACGGCCTGGGTCATCCGGCCCTATTTCGTCACAAAGTGTTGTCGCCTGACAACACGATGCCCCCACCCGGCGGGCACGGTGCCGGGTGGGGGCGGGCCCTGGGGACCAGGACCAGGAACGGTCCCCTACGGTGCCGGGGGTTCGGGCTGGCCCTCCGTGATGCCGCCCCACCAGGCACGCCAGGCGGCGTCCGTCGCCTTCGCACCCTGGGCGGCACCCTTGGCGACGCCCGCCAGTTCGGCGGCGTCCAGGTCGTCCTGGCCGAACGGCGTGGTGTCGGGCCCTGGCGTCGGGGTCGCCGGGTCGGGGTCCAGGTCCACCCTGGCCTCGGGGATCAGCAGCCCGGCATACAGCCCGTCCTTCACTTCCAGGAACGGGCCCCCGTGCGGGACCGGCGGGGACGGGTTCCCTGGGAACGACACGCTGACCCTGGCCGTGGCCGTGGCCGCGCTGGCCGCCGACCAGGTGCGCGTCGTGATCGCGCTGCCTGGCCGGGCCGGGTCGTAGCCGGACAGGACCGTGCCAGGCCGCGTCCGCCAGGTTCGTGGGCCGCCCGCCAGGGGCACCCGTGTCACCACCACCAGCATGTCAGCCCTCCGTGCCCCGATGGGGGCCACCAGGGCGTCCCACGCGCCCTGGAACTTCGCCAGGTTGTCCTGGGTCATCCACTCGCCCTGGTAGGTCCCGGTCGGGGCCAGGGGGTCGTCCCACCACACCCCGTCCCGGTCGTCCAGGCGGAACGCCACGGCGGCGTGGCCGCCGCTGAACGCGGGGTCCCAGCGGCGGTAGGTGCTGCCCGCGCTGAACGACCCCATGGACCCGTTCACCAGGGCGACCGTGCCAGGCACCATGGCCTTCCTGGTGGCCGCCGCGTCCGGCAGCGGGTCCGGCAGCGTGACGTGGTACCGGGCCAGGACGCCCCGGCGGGCGTCGCCCAGGTTGGACCCACCCGTGGGCGGCTCCCCCGACGCGGCCCGCAGGGCCTCGGCCTCGGCGTGGGTGGCGGGGATGTCCATGCCCCAGGCCCGCAGGAACATCACCAGGCTGCACCACTGGCAATCCTCCCAGCGGGCGTCATCCGCCCGACCGTCCGGCCAGGTGTGCGCGGACTCGCGTTCGCTGACGTGGGCGTGGCCGGTCCAGCCCTGCCAGCCTGGAAAGGCCGTCACTGGTCGCCGGTCCCGGTGGTGGACGTTGTGTCAGCCCCTGGGGCTGTCGGGTCACCTGGGGCATCCTGGGCGGGCTGGCGCAGTCCTACGACCTTCGCCGCCGCCAGGGTTCCGCCGTCGTACAGGCCGGACGCGGCAGCCCCCGCCAGGACGCCCGTGATGGCGGCGCTGGCCAGGATCGGCCAGGGGTTCGCGGGGTCGATCAGCCCCTGGGCGGCGGTCAGGACTTCGACCACCAGGACGCCGATCACGATGGCCACCAGGGCCCCGAACCGATCCACCTGGGCCTGGCCCCAGGCCAGGGACCGCTTCAGGACTTCCACCAGGATGCCGACCAGGATGCTGGCACCCGCCAGCGTGATCGCTTGCGACAGGTCCACGTGCGTGCCCTCCGTGCGCTGCTACTCGGTGTCGCCTGGCCGGACATCGGCCAGGACCAGGGTGGCCAGGGTGGCGATCAGGGCCCCGCGGGCGATGGCCAGGCCCATGCTGGACAGGGGCCCGTGGGCGACCAGCAGGCCGATGGCACTGATGAACGTGCCCAGGGCGATCACGGCCAGGCCGATGGCCTTGGCCAGCGACACCGCCGCCCGTTCGTCGTGGTACCGCCGGTACGCCCTGGCCACGCGCCAGGCGTACACGACGGCCAGGATCACGGCCAGGATCGACAGCACCAGGCTGGTCCAGGCGTACATGGTCAACCGCCTTCCTCCCCGTCATCCCGCCGCCGCGGGGCGTCGTTCCCGATCATCGGCAGCCGCACCACGCCTTCGTAGCCCAACAGGACCAGGACGGACCCGATGGCCAGGGCCAGGGTCGGGAAGTCCGCCCCGCTGGACCGCCGGTCGGGGTCAACGGCCAGGAACACGAACACGCCCAGGACCACCACCGTGGTGATGATGCGCAGGGCCCGCTGCAGCGGGTCGTAGCCCAGTCGCCAGCCGTTCGTGCGCTTCGTCATGGCCCGTAGAACTCCGTCACGATCACGTAGCCGCCGCCCCCCGCCCCGCCAGCCTGGGCGGACCCCGTGCCCGTCCGGGCGCTGCCGCCCCCGCCGCCGCCGTAGGTGCCCGCCGCCCCGGTCGCCTGGTTGGGCTGGTTCAGCAGGGACGCGCCCTGGCCGCCGCCGCCGAACGCGGACGGCGCGCCCACGCCGCCGGTTGCCAGGGCCCCGGAACTGAACCCCCAGGTGCCGACCTGGCCAGGAACGGTCAGGTCGCCGGTCCCCGCCACGCCTCCCGCCCCACCCAGGGCCCCGGAGTAGGTCGCGCTGTTGGTCGTGGCACAGGAACCGCCGCTGCCGCCCTTGCCGATACAGTGCGCCCCGAACGACGTGTCCCCGCCCGCGTTGCCCGTGCCCGCGGACACCCCCGAACCGCCGGTCCCGATAGTGACCGCTTCGGTGGCCCCCAGGGACGCCGCCAGGACCAGTTTCCGGGAGTAGCCGCCGGACCCCCCGCCGCCGCCCTTGGACGACGTTCCAGCGATCCCGGTCCCCGCCCCGCCCCCCGCCCCGCCAGCCCCGACGCACTCCACGATCACGTGGTGCAGGTTGGCGGGCTTCGTCCAGGTGGCCCCCGCCGTGTAGACGCGCTGCACCGGGTTCGACCCGGACACGTACAGGTCGCCCGTGACCTGGACCTGGGGGCTGGCCGCCTGGACCCGGAACCGCTCCGTGGTGTCGAACACGCGGACGATGCCCGCGAAGTTGTCCAGGTGCCAGTCGGTGTTCGACCCGGCCCCTTCCAGGCCCAGTTCCCCGCCCTCGGACCCGCTGGCCCCGCCCGCCAGTTGCAAGGTCGCGCCACCGCCTGCGGCTTCGTTGCCCACCAGCAGGATGCCGCTGGTGGGGCTGGACACCGGCATGTCGCCGCCGAACACCAGGCCGTTGGCCCCCAGTTCCACGATGTCCCGCGCCCCGCCCGTGCTGCCCCGCAGCCGGAACGCCCCGCCCGCGGCCCCGTCCACCGCGATCCCGCCGCTGTCCAGGATCACGGACCCGATGGCCCCGGCCTGCCAGGGCGTGGCCACCGGGCCTTCCTCCAGTTTCATGCCGTCCAGGTACCAGGACTCCACCACGGCGCTGGACCCGGTGTAGTGCGGCACGACCCGGATGCTGGTCCAGCCTGGCGGCGCGGTGAACGTCATCACCAGGCGCTGCCAGCCGTCGGGCTGACCCGTGGTGTCCGTGACGACGGGGCTGGGCACGGTCACGTAGGGCCCGGCGGGGTCCAGGATGTTCGTGAACCCGCCGCCCTGGTACACCCGCAGGCGCACGTCCCCGCCCGTCAGCGGCACCGGGGTGTTGACGTAGCCCGACAGCGTGTAGGTGACCCCAGGGACCACCGGCACGTCCTGCCAGGCGTAGCGGTTGTCCACGGCGGCCACGGTGGCGAACTTCAGGGACTTGGCACCGAACCGCCGCTGGGCCGTGGACAGCCCGATGGTGTCGCCCGCGTGGCCGCCCAGGGACCACTTGTCGGGGGCCGTGGACGCCCCCAGGTAGGTGAACGTCATGTCCGCCAGGGTCACGTTGGTGCCCGCGGTGTTGGCCCCCAGGCGCACCAGCACGTTCACGTAGTCCGCCGGGGTCAGGCCGCCGATGTTGGTGGTCCAGGCGGACGTGGTGCCGAACGATCCGCCCGACCCGTCGGTGGTGGCGGTGCGGAACAGGGTGGCCACCTGGCCGCCCGCCGCAGCGCCCAGGCTGAAGTCCCAGGCCGCGGACGACGCCCCTGGGTTGTGCTGGTACAGGGCCTGGCCCCACTGGACCCGGAACTGCTGGCGGGCCGACTCGCCGGACGTGCCGCCCGCGCTGTCGGTGCACTCCACCGTCCACCAGCGGGACGTGTTCCTGGGCATGGCCGTGGCGATGTTGACCACGCCGACCGACCCGGACCCGGCCACCCAGGCCACGGTGCCGGTGTCGGCCACCAGGCTGCCGCCGCTGCTGGCGTCGTACACCCGGACCCGGTAGGACGCGGACGCCAGGCCGCTGCTGCTGTTGTAGCGGAACGACACCCTGGGCTTCGCATAGGCCCCGTCCGTCCACAGGGCCAGGTCGGACAGGTTGTGGATGTAGGCGAACCCGTTTCCGGTGGGCGACAACTGGTCCACCGTGGGCTGGGTCGCCAGGTAGAACTGCCTGGCAGCCGACCAGGCGGACACCGCCCCCTGGTTGTCCCGGAACGCGGCCCGCCAGTAGTACGTGTACCCCCTGGTCAGGGCGGCGCAGGTGTGGGTGACCTGGACGCTGTTGGCCGGGCTGCCGATGGCCTGGTTCGCCAGGTTGACGGCGGGCGACCCGAACCCGCTGCTGTCGTCCACCTGGATGTCGTAGGCCACCAGGGTGTCGCCCGCGTCCGGGTCGTGGCCGCTGAACACCAGGTCCGGGGTGTCGTCCGTGATCGTGGCCCCGTTGTTGGGGCTGTCCAGGCTGTCCACCACCGGGGCCTGGTTGGTGGTGTAGGTCAGGACGATGTAGGCGTCGTACGTGGACCCCGTTTCGCGGGCCGCGAACTCGGTTCGGTAGGCGCTGTTCGACTCGTTGGACGCGATGATGCGGATGCCGTTGTTCGCCACCCCAGGGCCGGGGCTGCCGTTCGACTGTCTGACCGTGGACGGGGCCCAGCGGTTGACGATGGCCGTGATGTCGGCGCTGTACCAGGTGTTGGCGGCCCTGGCCGTGAACGACGCCCGGTAGCCGGTGTCCACCGTTTCGCTGTAGTCCGGCTGGTCGTTCAGGAACCAGGTTTCCCCTGGGTGGGCTCCCTCGGACCAGGAACTGGTCACCAGGTCCACGTAGCAGGTGTTCGACGCCCCGATGGACCCGTGGTAGCCGGTGTCGGTGTGGACGTACAGCACCGCGCTGCTGATCTGGACGACGCCCGACCAGTCCAGGGTGAACTTCAGGAACGCCCTGGCGGGCCCGCCCAACCAGGACATGTAGCCGACCGGCAGGTGGTCGCAGTCACCCCCGTATTCGTTGGACCCGTTCCAGGCCCCAACGGCGTCGGCGTTGACAGCGAAGGATCGGGTGGCCATCAGGCGTAGGCCGACAACTTCAGGTCCCCGGTGGACCTGTCCACGTTCACCCGGTAGGTGCCCGCGGTGGGGATGTCCGCCGACCAGTCGGCGGTGGCCGTCCACGCCTTCGTGTAGGGCGTCTGCCAGTCGGTCAGTTCGTAGCCCGCGTTCTGGATGGCGTTGGGCCCGCCCGCCAGGCTGCCCAGCAGGACGGCGCTGGCCGTGATCCCGTCGGCGTCGATGGCCGTGGACCAGGTGGCCCCGCCGTCGGTGCTGAACTGCAGGGTGGCCCCGTCCAGGCGGATGCGGCGGTCGCTGTTGGCCACGTCGTAGACGACCAGGCCGGTGTCCGACCAGGTGCCCGCCAGGCGGCCCAGGCTGTCGTACACCGCCACCTGGGTGGTCGCCCCGGCCAGGCCGCCGACCGTCAACTGGCCGCCGCTGATGTAGTCGGCGCTGATGGTCCCCGCGTTCAGCAGGGTGGTCACCACGCTGTTCACGGCCAGGTCGGCGGCCCCCACCAGGGTGGGCGTGGCCACCACGTAGTCGCCGGGGTCGGTGTTGGACCAGCCCGCGTCCAGGTTGTCGGGGGCGAACACCGCGGTGGGGTCAGCCGCGGACGTGCGCACGTTGCCGGATCGGTCGATGGCGCGGGCCTGGACGATGTACGGCACGTCGGCGGTCAGGCCGGTGACCACCAGGACGGTGGACTTCGTGTCGATCCGGGTCCAGTCCAGGGGGTCGGACGGCGGCGTGCTGCCCTGGTAGAACCGGACCTGGTAGCGGTCCAGGTCGGCTTCGCCGTTGCGGTTCCAGGTCAGGCCCAGCAGGCGGTAGCCCGGCACCGCGGTCAGGCCCACCGGGATGTTCGGCGCGTTGGCGTCGGCGGACGACTTCAGGGCCGCCAGGGCGGACCAGGACGCCGACAGGTTGCCCGCCCGGTCCTCGGCCTTCACCCTGGCCTGGTGCCAGGTGCCGCCCGCCACCGGGGTGATCCTGGCCCGGATCAGGGTGGTGCGGACGGTGTACGGCCTGGCGAAGTCCACGGCGTCCGACTCGGACGGCGGGGTGGCCCCGGCGGTGCCCTCGGTGGTCACTTCCACGTCGGACCCCGTGGTGCCCGTGGTCAGGGCCAGGTGGGGCGCGTTGGTGTCGCGTTCGGCGTACACCCGGTACTGGGCGCAGCCTTCCAGGGCCGTCACGTTGACGTACAGCCGCTGTCCGGCGGCCACGGTGACCTGCTGGGGGTCGCCCACCGTTTCGCCCGCCACGGTGCCCAGGCCGGTGACCACCACCGTGTAGGTGCCCGCTCCCAGGCTGCCGCCCGTGCCGCTGGCCGATGCTGCGACCGTCGGGCGGCCCTGGTTGGCGGCGTCCACTTCCAGGTCGTAGGCCGCCAGGTCCGACGCCCCGCTGGCGGTCCACTCGGCGTCCAGGTAGGGCAGGAACGACCCGTCCCCGGCTTCCACCAGGCCCGTGTCCAGGGTCAGCCCGGTGACCTGGCCAGGCGGCGTGGTGTCCACCCCGGCCACGTCCTGGACGACCCCAGGGACGGCCCCCAGGCTGGCCTGGATGTCGGCAATGACGGTCCCCAGGTCGGGGGCCACGTCGCCCAGGGTCACGTCGTACACCAGGGTGGCCTTCGTCCCTGGGGCGATGGTCGTTTCCACGGACACGACCGGCAGGCTGACGTTGACGCCCCACAGGTCGCTGTCCAGGGTGGCGATCATGCCCGCCTTCAGGCCCGGCTGGTACAGGCGGCAGGTGACGGGCGACATGGGCGTGTCGTGCTGGGCCAGGAACGCATCGCCCAGGGCCTGCAGGGTCCCCTGGTCGGTCACGGACGGCAGCCGCAGGACGTACTCCCGCCGCCCGTAGGCCGTCTGTGACGCGGTGGGCCAGGACCCCGTGGGCGGTCGCCACTCGGGCGTGGTGCCCTCCCCGCCCACGACCCACACCGCGTTCCGCAGTTCCACGGTGTCGTCCGGCAGGACCAGGCCGGTGATGCCCACCCTGGTGGACCCGTTGGCGTTGTAGTCCACCAGGGCGAACGGGGCCGTGGCCGACTCGGTGGTGTAGTTGTGCAGGTACAGGTCGTCGTCCACGTAGCCCTTCGCCCCGCTGATGGCCTGGATGGCCGCGATGGCGTCGGTCAGGGACAGGTGCGACACGTCCACTTCGGGCATGGACGCCTGGACGACCTGGCAGGTGGCCCCAGGGGCCGTGATCCCCGTGGTGCAGTAGGTGGCGATCAGGGACTGGATCATGGCCTGGTCGGACTGGCCGCTGGCCAGGACCAGGGTGCCGTCCACCACGTCGTCATCCAGGAACGTCCTGGCGTCCTGGCAGGTGATGACGAACACCCGCCGCCGCTGGGGCCCAGGGCCGGTGTCGGCCCGCCGCCGGTTGCGCACCTTGCCCCGGAACACCCTGGTGGACCCGTCGAACACCTGGATGCCGGACTCGGGCGGCAGGTCGTTGGTGGGGTGCTGGTAGGTGAAGTCCAGGACGGCGGTGCGCCTGGCGGCTTTGTTCGTGATCTTCAGGTCAGGCCCGACCCCGGACGTGATGTCGCCCAGGGCGTCGCTGACCACCTGCAGGGCCATCGGTCAGCCCCCGTACCTGGCGCGTTCGGCCAGGCTGCGCGACAGGGCGTCGATGTTGGCCTGGGTGCCGTAGAACGTCCCGATGTTGACCACGATGGTGGGCCCGCTGGGCGTGGCCGCCGCCAGGGCCCCGCCGCCGCCGCCCACGATCCCGCCGAACTTGCGCAGGCGGTCGGCCACGTCGGCGGGCAGGATCATTTCCCCCTGGTGGACGACCGCGGGCATGGTGGCCGGGACGTTCCAGGACCCGACCGCGAAGTGGGGCAGGTCGATGTTCGGCAGGTCGATGGTCACGCCCTTGCCGCTGATGTGGAACGGGCCCACGTCGATCTTCAGGCCCTGGAACGCCTTGCGGATCACGTCCGCGATCTTGTTGGGCAACGTCCCCAGGAAGTCCAGGAACCCCTTGACGAACTGGCCCGCGATGTCGCCCGCCGACTTCAGCAGCCCTGGGCCGTACTTGCCGATGCCGGGGATCAGGGTGCCGGTGACGAACGTGCCGATGCGTTCCAGCAGCCCTGGCGGGCCCACCACGAACTTCAGGAACCCGTTGACCAGGCCCAGGCCCAGGTCGCCCGCCATGCCCACGATCTTCGGCAGGGCCACGGTCAGGAACCAGGACCCCATCCGGCCCACGAACGACAGCAGGTTGCCCAGCAGGCCCGGCAGCCTGGGCAGCACCCAGCCGATCAGGGCCCCGCCCCACTCGGCCAACTTCGCCACCACGCCCGGCAGGCTGTCCAGCAGGAAGGTCCCCATGCTTTCGAACCAGGACGCCAGGTTGTCCAGGAACGGCGGGATGGCGGCCAGCACCCAGTCGGCCAACTGGCCCGCCATGGTCGCCAGGATGGGCACCGCCTGTTCGATCAGGGCCCCCAGGGACGCCATGGCGGACTGCTGCATGGTCGCCACCGCCCCGCCGATGTCGGACGCCCCGGACGCCACCGCCTGGAACACGGTCACCAGGGTGCCCCAGGGCCCCAGGAACGTCCCCACCAGGAACGTGGCGATGGTGTCGAAGTTGTCCTGCACCAACTGCAGGGCGGGGGCCAGGAAGGACATCACCTGGTCGGCCAGGTCGGTGACGACCGGCAGGATGGCGTCGAACGCCCCCTGGACCTGGCCCACCACGTCGTACACCCCGAACCAGTCCTGGGCCATGGCGTTCAGGTCGTCCAGCAGGGCCCCGGCCTGCCAGTCGCGGAACAGGTCCCCGATCACCCCGGCGGCGTCGGCCACGGGCTTCAGGAACCCCTTGGCGGCCTTGCCCAGCCTGCCCAACCAGTGGAACGCCCCGCTGATGGCGTTGGCGATGCCGTCGAAAAACGCGGTCGCCTGGTCGGTGCCCAACCAGGTGGCGAACCCGATGGCCACGGACGACAGCAGGTCAAAAAACGGCTTCAGGGCCTTGCCCGCCGCCATGTTCAGGCTGTCGCTGATCGTGGACATGGCCCCGCGGAAGGTCTTTGCCTGGGCCGCCATCATGCCGCCCATCGGGGACTTTTCGATGCCGCTGGTGATGGCGTCCAGGGCCTGCTGGGCGGGGATCAGGCCCTGTTCGGCCAGTTTCCGAGTCTCGGGCACGGACTTGCCGATGCTGTCGGCCAACAGTTGCCAGGCGGGGATGCCCAGGCTGGTCAACTGCATCATGTCCTGGGCGTTGACCCGCCCGGCGGCCCGCATTTGGCCCAGGGCGGTCGTGGCCCGCTGGACCTCGGCGGACCCGCCGCCCAGGGCGGCCACCGCGTCGCCCACCGCGGTCAGGGTGGGCAGGATGTCGTCCGACGCGAACCCCATGGCCAGCATCTGGTTGGCGCTCGTCTGCAGCCCTGGGAAGTCGAACGGCGTTTTGGCCGCGAAGTCCTGCATGTCCGCGATGAACGCCTGGGCCTTCTCCGCGGACCCCAGCAGGGTCGTGAACCCGATGCTGGCCTGTTCCATGCTGGCGTTGTAGTCGATGGCGGCACCCTTCAGGAACCCCACGCCCTTGTCGATGGCGGACTTCATGTATTGGCCGCCCAGGAACCCCAGGGCGGTGCCCATGGCGTTCTGGATGATCCCGCCCGACTTCTGAACGTGGCCGGTCAGGTTGTCCAGGCCCTGCATGGCGGGCTTCGGGTCCACCCCCACGGACCCGTACAGCCGGAACGCCTCGGTGCCGCCGCCGAACATCAGCCGTCACCCTCCGTCCGTTCCCGCTGCAGCGTCCTGGGACCGTCGGACTGGGACCCGCGGCGGCGCTTGCCCTTCCGCTGGGCCTGGTCCAGTTCCTTCGCTTCCAGGTCGTACAACGCCACCCAGGCCACCCACTCACTGTGGGCCAGGGGCCGGTAGGCCCCGGACCCGTGCCGCAGTTCAGCCCTGGTCCGGCCCAGGGACCTGGCCAGCGTCAGTTCCAGCCTGGATGCCGGGTCCGTCAGGAAACTGCCGCTGCATCGGGACCACCGCCGGGGTCCCGTCGTCGCGCATCCCGTTCATGCGGTTGACGGCCACCAGGATGCGCTGGCACACCGCCCCGGACTTGCCCAGCAGGGCCTGGGCCTGTTCCACGGTCAGGGTGGGCTGCACCATGGCCAGGACCAGGGTGTGGACCACCACCGCGGACTCGTCTGCCAGGCCCTGGCGGCGGATGCCCAGGACTTCGGCCATGGTCAGGCCGCGCACCTTCACCTTCCCGCCCCACTCGGGGGTGGGAACGTCCACGGTGTCGATGTCCTGGGCCGCCAGGATCGCTTCAGGCGACAGGTAGTCGCCCTGGATGTCGTCTGCTGCCACTTCGTGCCCTCCGTGCCCGTGTAGGCCGTCCTAGCGCGTCCTGGTGGACGCTACGGGGCCGTGCCGTCGGTGATCGCGCCCGTGACCTGGAACTCGGCGTCCAGGGACACCGCGCCGTCCACCCCGGCTTCGCTGTCCAGGGTGGTCAGGATGCAGTTGCCCGCCTTGCGCGGCTTGCCGCTGGCCTTGCCCTCGGGGTAGTAGTAGAACCCCCGGACCATCCCCTGGATGCCCGTCAGCACGGTGTCAGCCGCGCTGTCGAAGTAGCCCGACAACTTCAGGGTGCCGTCCGCCAGGCCGGGGATGTATTCCTTCGCGGCGCTGGCCAGGTTGGTCACGTCCGCGGTGTCCACCGACCGGGACAGCCCCGTGCTGGCGATGTAGGCCGACATCAGCGTGTAGACGCTGGCCGCGTTCTGGATTTCCAGGTCGGCATCCTTGCCGTGAACGAACGCCATGGTGGTGATCCTCCGACTACGCTGCGACCAGGCGGCGGAACGCCGCCACCGTGAACGTGAACGACGGGCCCGCGCCCGTCACGGTCCAGGATGCCCGCAGGTACCTGGGGGTGGAACCGGCGGCCCCAGCCGCCCAGGACTTCGCTTCGGCGGACCCCTGGAAGGTCGTGGCCCCGTTCACGGTCGTGAACGTCGCCAGGTCCGCCCACCCGGTGCTGCCGTCGGCGCTGCCCTGGACCTTCACCACCAGGGTGGTGCCAGCGACCTGGGCGCTGGTCACTTCCAGGTACGCCATGCCCCCCAGGGCCGTGCCGCCCGCGATGGTGCTGTCCACGGCGGACCCAGGGGCCGTGGTCGTGCGGGCCGCCAGGGGGGCCAGGCTGACGACGGGGGACACCCCGCCGGTCGCCTGCAGTTCGATGTCCAGGGACATCACCCCGTCCACGGGCGACTCGGCGTCCAGGGTCGTCTGGATGTACTCGCAGGCCCGCCCAGGGGACCCCGCGGCGTCCACCCCGGCGGGGTACACCAGGGCCACGCCCTTGGTGCCCAGGGCCGCCGCCAGGCGTTCCTGTTCGGTGGGGATCACGCCCGTGGGGTCGGTGTCCACCTGCTGGAACCCGCCGAACTTCATGGTGCCGTCGGGCATCCCCGCCTGGTAGTCCTTGGCGACGCTGGTGAACACGGTCACGTCGGCGGCGTCCACCCCGATGGACGACCCGGCCATGTTCAGGATGCCGGACAGGTCCCGCCCGTTCACCAGGACGCGGGTGCCCTTGCCGTGGATGGGTGCCATGGGTCAGCCCTCCGTCCCGTCGGCCTGGTCGGCCTCGGGGTCCTGCTGGTGGGTGGGCACGGCGGGCACCAGGAACCCGGCGGCGGTCATCCAGGTGACCGCCTTGGGCGACAGGTCAGCCGCCAGGACGACGGCCCCCGCTGGCACGTTGGTCAGGTGCCCGTCGGCGGTCAGCACGTCGGACAGGCCCGCGGTGGCGATCAGGTGCTGGTCGGTCGGCTTCGACTTCGGCATGGCGGTCACTCCGGGCGGATCGTGATGGCGTACACGGACTGAACGTGCTGGTACAGCGCCCCGCCTTCCTGGCGTTCCAGGCGTTCCTGGTAGCCCGTCCGGCGGCAGGACATGACCACCCAGCCGGTCGGGGCCAGGGCCGTGGTGTCGGTCAGCAGGGTGTCCAGGCGGCGGCTGGCGGACTGGCACCGTTCGGCGCTGGACCCTTCCTGGATCACGTCGAACCCGTACAGGCAGTCCACCCAGGCCAGGCCCGCCAGGGTGTAGGTGTCCCTGGTCGGCTGGGTCAGCCCGAACACCATGTACGGTTCGGCCACGCCCTCGGGGGCCACCAGGTGGTTGGGCCCGCCTGGGCACAGGGCCATGAACCCCACGTCCACGGCGGTGTCGGACGACAGCAGGTCCACCAGGGCTTCGTCCACGGGGTTCGGGGCAACGGCCAGGGGCATCGGTCACACCCTCCCTGGAAGCCTGGACTGCAGCCGCTGGACGGCGGCCACGAAGGACTGTTCCACCGCCTTGGCGGCGTTGGCCATGAACGCCCTGGGGCTGATGCCTGGCCAGGACATCGTGTAGCGGGCCGTCCGGGGGTAGGGGTAGGACCCGCCCGCCCCACGGGCCCCGGTGCCCAGTTCCTGGTAGGGGCCGTACTCCACGTTCGTGCCGACCCCGCCCGCGATGTCGTTCCCCCAGGGGTCCGGGACGATGGCCTGGATGGACGACTTCAGCCGCCCGCCGTGGCGCGACACCGGGCTGTTGGCCACGGACCCGCCCTGGATGTCCAGGACCGCCTTGGTGACGACCTGGGACAGCGCGTCGCGGATGGCGGACCCGGCTTCCGGCAGGTGGTTTTCCACCTTCGTCCAGTGGAACCCGTCACTGGTGCGCATCAGCCCACCACCGTGGCGATCACGCCCAGGGGGCTGGCGTCGGTGCCGCCCTGGGGCACGTACTGGACGTGGAAGGTCAGCCCGTTGGCCACCAGGCGGTCGGTCACCCGGATGTCGCTGCCGTAGGGGACCACGACCGTGTAGGTGTCCAGCAGGCCCAGGCGGTCGGCCACGATCAGTTCCCCGCCCCCGGTGGGGGTGATGTAGCAGTCCACGGTCCCCGCGTCGGCGTAGGACTCGGTGGACCCGCCGCTGCTGTCGGGGGTCCTGGTGAGGCGGGTGACCTGGGCGCTGTCGGTCAACAGGTCGGCCCAGGCCGCCGCCACGGCTTCGTCCAGGGTGGTGGGCGCGCAGGTCGTCATGGCCTACACGTCCACCGGCAGGCCGTCCCGGAACGGCTGGTCCGTCTGCACGTCCGTGCCGTAGGGCGACAGGCTGTCGCTGTCGGGCAGGACTTCACCGCCCTGGCCGGGGGTCGTGCCTGGGGTGCCCAGGCCGAACGGGGCCCCGCCCTGGGCGTCGGGCCTGGTGGTCGTGCCCTGGATCACGCCCCTGGCGTACTCCGCGGCCATGGCCAGGCAGGCTTCGCGCACCTGGGACTTCGACACGGACAGGCCGCCCTGGCCGGTGGACACGTCCACCATCAGGACCGCCTTCCCTGCCTTCATGCGCCAGCCCTTCCAGGCGGCGTAGTTCAGGTCGTAGGTGGGCGTCCAGGCGGCGTCCGACGGGTCGTTGTCGTCCACGTCGGGCCGCCTGGCGATGCGCACCAGGTGGGCCACTTCCTCGGCGTCCAGGCACGGCTGGGACGTGGCCTGGCACTCGGTGGCCACCCAGGCCGTCGCCTCGGCTTCCGTCACCTGGGCCATGGGTCAGCCCTCCGCGTCCGCCTTCGGGGCGGCCTTCGGGGCGGCCTTCGCCTGGGCCTTCGGGGCCTCGGTGACTTCGAACCCGTGGCCCACCATGATCTTGGCCACTTTCTCGGACACGAACCCGGCCTGGACCTTGCCGTTGTCCAGGGTCCGCGTCACAAACACCTTGTCGGCTGCTGCCATCGTGCGTTCCTCCGTGCCTGGTCGCGTGGCCACGCGGTCGTCCCTGGTGTCGTCCGGTTCCGGCCCCTGGCCGACGTTGCGGACGATCCGCCCCTGGCGATCCGTCACCACGCCCTGGTCGTTCATGGTGCTAGGGGGCCTGGGTCACCCCAGGCCCCCGTTGGGCGTCGCTGCTACGGGGTCAGGACCGCGAAGGGATAGCCGCCGGTCGGCTTCAGGCGGCTGGGCGGGTTCGGGACCTGCCAGGCGAACCTGGCCACGACCCGAAGGGCCACCATGTCCTGCTGGGCCAGGTTGTAGACGATGGCCCCGGTGTTGTCCTGGATCACGGCCTGGTCCAGCAGCTTCCAGGTGATGTCCTGGCGGACGCCGATGATCCCCTGGCGGAAGTCGCCCGTGATGAGTCGGGCCTGGGCCTCGTCAAAGGACCCGTTGTCCACGTACCGGATCGGCTCCCCGTACAGGGTGCCGGGGGCCGCGCTGGTCAGGCTGGGCACGAAGATGAAGTTGCCGTCCGTCCCCCGCAGGCCGCGCAGGGCGGACTTCAGGGTGGGGGCCCCCACGTGGCCGTTGACGGGGAACCCGTCGGCTTCGGCCAGGCCCATGACGATGTTCACCTCGTCGGCCAGGTCCAGGGTGCCCACCGACCCGCCGTCGTAGGTGTTCGACGCGGCGGTGGCCCCGGCCACGATGTCGTTGGGCCAGGACGCGGGCTTGTTGGTGCCGAAGAAAACGGCGCTGTCCAGGGCCGCGCCGATGGCCTCCACCAACAGGGGCTTCACGTTGCCCCACAGGTTGTAGTCCTGGTCGTTCAGGACCGACTCGGGGACCGGCACCAGGACGGCCAGTTCCTCGGCGTCCAGGTACTTGTTGGTCCAGTCCACCTTCGTGGTTTGCTTCAGCCCGGTGTCGCCGTTGACCCAGTAGGCCGTCGGCAGGGCCGCCACGACCGGCATCCGCTGCTGGGCGCGGGACATCGGCGCGTTGCGGAACATGGCCAGGGCCGCGCTGGTCGTGGGAACCGCCCCGATGATGTCGCGGCTGACATCCTCGGGCATCAGGGCACCGGCCCCGCTGCGGTCGATGGCCTGGTCGTAGGTCGTCACGGTTCAGTCCTCCGTCGGTGCTAGGCCCGCCCGGCCCGACGCCGGATCAGGTCGTTCATGTCCACCGGGGCCGCCTGCCCCTGGCCTGCACCACCGTCCGCCGTGCCTGGCGCATTGCCCCGGAACAGGGCCGGATACGCCTGGCGGGCGTTCGCCACGACTGCCGCGATGTTCGACGGGCTACCGTCCTTCGCCCACTGGACCGACGCTGGGTCGATGCCCTGCACCACCAGGTCGGGGTACATGGCCCCGGCCTTCACCGCTTCGCGGTAGGCGGCGTCCCGCAGTCGCATCGTCTGCCGTTCGGCCTCCCAGGTGTTGCGTTCGGCTTCCAGTTCGGCCAGGCGGGCTTCGCGTCGCTGCTGGTCCGTCATGTTGGCCTGTTCCAGTTCCCTGATCCGGGCCCTGGCGGCTTCCAGTTCGGCGGCGGCGGTGCTGCTGCTGTCCTGACCGTTGGATCGGTTGCCCGCGGCCCCCGCGGTGCCTGACGCTTGCCCCTGGGCGGTGCCGGTGGCAGGTCCCTGGGCCGTGCCCGTGCCCGTGGTCGGGGCGGTGCCGGTGCCAGTTGCGCCCTGGTCGGTCGTGCCAGTGGTGGTGTTGTCGCCTGCCATCCTATCCGTTCCTCCGTGCCCTGTCGTGATGTTCATGCAGCATAGTCCGGTGAATATCCACTGGAAGGTCCGAACCGCCCCCTGGGGCACCCGGCGGGGCCCTGGATCGTCCCTGGTCGCCTAGAACGGCCCGCCACGGCCCGACTTCCGGCCCCTGGGCCACGCAGTCGTCCGGGTCGGAGTATTCGCCACCTGGTGGTTTTGTGTTGGGCCACAACTACCCTATGCACCCGGCGGTGCATATCTTCCAGCGGTCAGGACGCCATCCTGGCCAGCATGTCGGGGGGCGTCATGCCCGCCGCGACGTACTGGCGCACCAGGTCCCTGGCCGCCTGGCGCTTCACTTCGGGCGGCAGTTGGACCCCGCCCCTGGCCCCCGCCAGGGCGGCGGCGGCGGCCCCCAGGGCGTTGCGGTTGACGGCCCCGCCCATGGCCTTCGGTTCCCTGATCGGCAGGTGGCACTGGCCCTTCGACCACCTGGCCCTGGGCCCTTCGTTCAGGTTGACCAGGCTGGCGTCGCAGTAGTCCCCGGCGTCGGCGTAGTCGCTTTCCTGGATGTCACCCCAGGGCTTCGTTGACAGGCTTGCCATCGGTCACCCCTTCCTGGGCCACGTCGGGGCCCACACGTTCGAACAGTGCGATGTCGGCAGCGGTGTCGGCTGGGATGCCGTCCCGGATCAGGTCCAGGGCGTAGGCCCATTCGTCGTCCGACAGGCGCGGGTCGCGGTCGATCACTTCAGCCACCCCAGGTCACGGAACAGGCCGTCCATGGCCGCCGCCACGGGTCCGAAGTCGGCGGGGTCCCAGGCTTCCGGCAGGGGGTTCGATCCCCCAGGGCCGTACACCCGCACGTCGGGGTTCACGACGTTCAGGGGATTGGACCCAGGGCCGGTGCCGTGGGCGGTCACCCACCCCAGGTAGTCGGGGTCGGGGTTCGTGGACCGGGCGTTGACCCACTGGCCGTAGGACCGGGCCCACAGTTCGGACGACCCCGACACGTAGTCGATCCACTGTTTCGTCCGGGCGTCCAGGGTCCGCCAGGTGGTCGTCCCGTCGGCGTTGTAGACGGTGTACCCGCCCGCCGCCTTCGTGGCCTGCAGCGTCTGGTAGGTGCTGGACGCTTTCACCGCCTCGGCCCACTTCACCTGGCCCGGCAGGACCCGCAGGGAGTAGTCCAGGAACTCGCCCCACTGACGGGCCTGGGCCGTGGACCCGGTGGCCTGGGCCTTCGCCAGCCCTTCCCTGGCCTGGCGCTGCAGGCTTTCCACGGTGTCCAGGCCGTCGATCACCCGCCAGGCCACCTGGGACCCGTGGTTGCCCATGCCGCCGAACGCCACGTGGTCCAGGACGTGGCCCAGTTCGTGTTCGAACGTGATCGGGCTGCGGTCCTTCAGGGACACGGCGTACTCGTCACACAGGTGGCGGCCTGTCAGCGGGTCGTAGCGCGGGGCGATGTAGCCCCGGTTGCCGTTGGCGTTGCCGCGGATCGCCCGGATGGTGCCCAGCAGGCCGTCGCTGTGGATGGCGTCGATGCGGGCCAGGACGGTGCCCAGTTGGTCCCGCCATTCCTTCGTGGTGGCCGACAGGGTGGACAGGGCCGCGTCGAACGCCCGGCTGACGGGGGTGCCGCCCTGGTAGGTCCCGGTGCTGGGGGTGTAGGTCGCCGGGGGCGTGGGGGCCAGGACCGTGGCGGCCTTCGGGGCGGGCGGCGTCCAGCCGTTGTCCATGGCGACCGACCGCAGGTCGGCCAGGTTGCGGTAGCGCAGTTGGCGGCCCCAGCGGTTCGACCGGCTGTAGTCGATCAGGTCCCTGGCCCCGACGTAGCCGCCCCGGATCAGTTCGGCCCTGGCCTTGCCGAACCGGCGCACCAGTTCGCCGTCCGACAACTTGCCCATGATTTCGTCGCCCCAGGGGATGTCCACCGTGGTTTCGCGGATGCCCTCCGCGGACCCCAGGCCCGGCAGGGCCGCCCAGGACTTCGTGACGGGGATGGGGGCGCACCGACAGTTCGGGTGGGTGTCGAAGTCCTCGGTGACCAGGTGGATGGACCCCTGCATGGCGGTGCACAGGCCGCAGGTGTT